ACCAGCTTGCTACGAAGTCGAGGTCTCCGGGTTTGGGTTGAGGTGCTCGCTCAGTTTCTTGCCGATCTCGATGAACGTCTCCATCCCGAGTTGATCGATCGTCTCCGGGGTAAACGGCATCACCTTGTCATCGTCGTCGGTCACGTCCCACGACTTGACGGTCGAAAAGAAGATGTCGGCCATTCGCGCAATGTCGTTGTCGTCCTGCGCTGCTTTCAGCCTGCGCTGATAGCCGAGGTTGCGCTTGTTGGGATAGACGACGATATTGACCGTGCCGGCGTCGCCGAAGTCGAGCGCCACGTCTCGGGTTTCTTCGTTCCGCTGCAACTGGCTGAGTCTCATGGTATCGACGTACCTCTCCGGGCTCTGTGGCCCATGCGCCTTGCGACGCGATACAAACAATTAGCTGTCCACGTAGGTGTCTACGTGAGTGATGCCACCTTGTTGACGAGCACGGCGGTGGCGGCGTTGCCCGAGGTGGGATCAGCCATCAGCGTGAAGTCGAACGGCAACGACACGACCGAGCCGTCGCCGCTGATCTCGCCCGGGGACTGGATACGCGCGCAAAAGTTGATCTGGAGGCTATAGGGGATCGCGCCTTCGATGATCGGCCCGGTGGACACGAACCGGAAGAACTTGAGCGCGCCGTTGTTGAACGTCGAGATCAGACCGATCGCCGTGGCGGCGAACCCGAGCCGGAGCGTCCCGTCGTAGTCCGTGTCCTCGTTCTCGACGACGGAATCGAACGATGGCTTGGCGGAGTTGAGCACGTAATCGGGCGTGTACTTGTCGCCGAAGTTGACCTCGCCTTCGTAGGCCTCTAGCATCTTGGTCGTGCCGAGCGCCGCCCAGGTGTCGTCCGCGTACACATCCCACGACCGGCTCGCGACCGGGACCGACGCAATTTCGGTCACGCCCGTCGTCGGGAACGCAACCCCCGTTACCGGCTTGTACGACTTTGCCGAGGAATCGATCGAGAGATCCCCGCGCGCGATCGTGATGCCGAGCGACTGGAAGAAGAAGTGCGCCATCTGGAGCGCCTGGACGGTGTCGCCCCACATTGCGGTAAACGTCACCAGCGCATCGGAAGCCCTCGGATTGAGCGCGTAGGTGTGCTGGTAGGACGTCGTCGCCGCCGGCGTCGCCGTCACGAGGGCGGATGCCGTCGGTGCACCGAAGCCGCCGGTCAGGAGCCACAGGAATGCGTTGTAGTCCTGGATCGGCTCGACCGAGTGCTCGCCGATCTCGGTCTCGACGGTTTCGGACGTGTTGACCTTGTAGCCCGACGCCTTGAACGGCGTGGTCTCGGTGCTCCATGCCGGCATGGCCCGAAGGCCGAGTACCCGCTTCGTCGCCGCCACCAGCGGGACGCCGGGTGTGGCCTCCCGCTGAAGGACCAGGCCCTGATTGACAATCGCTCGTGCTGGCATAACCGGTGCTCCTTATCCGCTGGTGATGTCGACGTTGTAGATCGTGCCGAGCTGCCGGTAAAAGGTTCCGGCGTCGACGACCGTTGTGGGGAGTAACTCCCCATTGGCGGTGAAGCTGATCTGGTAGTTCACCGCTTCGTACGTGTAGTTCGCGATTCGCCCGTCAAAGTGATTGAGTTGCGCCAGCGCCATCGGCCGGATCGACCCCGTGCTGGTGCCGGCGACCATCACCTTGATCGCGAACCGCAAGCCCTCGTACGCGAGCCCCGTCTGGGCTTCGTAGACGCTGTACTCGGGGTAGAACGCCATCGCCGGCAGCGGCACCGCCTGCGGCAGGATCGGCAGCCCGTGCGCGGCACCGGTGAAGCCTTGCGCCGCCCGGACAATCGCCAGTTGCTCCAGGATGAACCTGGAGACGATCTCCGAGCCGAACATCAGGAAAATCCCAGCGTGCTTAGCTCTTGGACAAATGCCGGAAGTGCCCGGTCGACGGCGGTCTGGGCGAAGGGTGTTGGCGCCATGCGGTAGGTCCCCGTTTCCACGTAGGCCGCGTACTCCTGATTCCACGTCACCGACGTGTCGTCGATCGTCTTGTTTGCCCGCAGTGCCCCGGTATCGACCGGCGTCTCCGTATCGGCGTAGGCCACGACGTTCAGCAGCGCCTTGCGCTGGGCGTCGAGGACGTGCCGCTCGAGGTTGCCGGCGAGTCGTGGGAAGTGATTGAAGGGGACGATGACCTTGATCTCCATCTATCGCTCCTCCAGTTCCACGACGGTGAACAGGTCGGTCAGCCCGCCCCGCTTCACGTCAGTTACTGAAAACGGCCGTCCGTTGATCGTCAGGCGGTCGCTCTCGGCCACGATGCTGGTGATCGGCAGTTCGGCGGTGTAGAGGCTCAGGGGCAGTACCTGACCGGCACTGATGCCCTCGCCGCCCATCCGCTGTGACACGTTCAGCGAACACCGGCCCGACTCGAGGGTGGAGGAAACGATCGTGCTACCCCCGTACCCGTCGGCGGTCGCCACGTCGCGCACCACCTGATAGGTATCGGCGTGGAACGCTCCCGCTAGGAGCGGGCGGGCCTCCGCGAACGCCGCAGCCACGTCATCGGCCACCGAGTAGTCGGTCACAAGATGATCCCGCCCGAGACAGCCGTGCTACTGACCATTCCGATTGAGCCGATACCGCCCCGGCCCGTGCTCGAGCCCGTGACCGACATTGCCCCGGAGGCGTAGCGCGCGGCCAGCGTCATGCAGTGCTGGAACCACTGGTCCCGCGTCAAGGTCTTTCCGGAACCCCCGCCGAGGTCGTATTGCGCCGAGGTGAGTCCAGATTTGATGTTCCATCCCCATGCGGCTGCCCGATTGAGGTCAGCCGAGATGTAGACCACCTCCCCGGCAGCATTGAGGGACGACGCCAGCGAGAACGCGCGTGTCACCTGTGCGGTCGTCAACGTCGGCTCCGTCGTCAACGCCAGCGCGTCCTCGAGCAGCAGCCGCGCGACGGCGGCATTGGTGGGGTCGAAGGCCATGACCTAGGCCTTCGCGTCCGCGTCCGGCACGGTATCGGCAGCAGCCTTGGGAGCCGCCGCTGGCGCGCTGGACCTTGTGGCCTTTGTCGGTGCCTCCCAAGGCGATCCATCCTGGTACGAGACGACCTTGTACGACTCATCACCGAGGACGCTGTTGGCCTTGGCAACGGAGTCGAACCCGAGCTCGGCGCCCTTGGGGTAATCCCCAACGGCCTTCGTGAGTTGCGCGACGATCGGCTTGACCATTAGCTTTTCTGCCCTTCGTGCGTATCGACCCCGCCCTTGACGCCCTTCACGTCCCCGATCTCGGCGACGAACTGGCGCTGGGCGACGACGCGGACGTTTGGCTCGCCCGGCTTGGCGTCGGTCACCGCGACCGTGATGTGCGGCTGGTAGTTGGTCTCGCCCATCCGCTGGCGGTAATCGCCGCGTGTCGGGCCGGGTCCGAGCGCATCCTCGGGTCCGACCGGCTCCGATGGATCGCCGGCCAGCATCGGAACGCCCAGATCGAGCACGTCGTCCCGGGTTGTTACCCCTTCGACACTGTGCTCAAGGCTGTCGTTCTGCTGTTCGCTGGCGATTCCAGCTTCGGGCGACACGTTCTTGTTCTGTACGGCCATGTCTTGCTGCTCCTTGTCTGAATCAGGCGTTGAGGACGCCGGTGAGACGAGCCGCCGCGCGGCCACCGAAGACACCGAGACCGCAGAAGAACTCGATGCGTGTCCGGTAGACCGGCTTCGCGTCGATCTCGCCGAGGTCCTTGACCTGCACGCCGCCGTTCGTCAGGCCGGTAACCGCGCCATCCGCCTCGCCGATGCCGAACTTCACGGCGTAGATGCTGGATGCGGTCAACGCCGTGCCCTGCGTTTCCGTCTGGGGCATGATCAATGTGCCGTCGGCCTTGTTGCCGAGGTCGATCAACTGAACGCCGTTGTAGGTCTGGATCGAGCGACCGAAGGTGTCGGTCGTCTGGTCAAAGATGGTCAGGCGTCGCGCGCTGGATCGCAGCCGGGCGAGGATTGCCGCGTTCGCGTAAAGGGCGTCCGCGCCGGGGACCAGCGACAGTAGTTCGTCCACACGGTCGAAGAAGTTGTGCCGGGCCGCGTCGTCGGCGCCGACCACCGGGAGACCGTTGGCGGCTGCGGCGATCACCTGAGAGCCGGTGAGGCGTTTCTTGATCCCGTCGAAGCTGTTGGCGTCGACAACTACGTCGCCATTGATAAACGCGTCCTGGAATTTGTAGGACGCGGCCTTGACCTTCATCCGGGTCTGGATTGCGCGCTGATCGTTGAGGTTGCCGCGCGTCTGCTGGATGAACGTGTCAACGTCGGCGTCGCCACCGAGGATGACGAGGCTTTCCGTTTTCTGGTTGACCGTGCCGGTGGACTCGGCGTAGGCCGCGTTGACGGCGCGGAACTCCACACCGGGCAGCGTTGCCTCCGCGTTGTAGGCGTAGGCGTTGCCCTGGATTTCCAGGAGCGGCAAGCGGTCGAGGATGACCGATTCCTGCACGAACGTTTCAATAACGCCACGCTGCAGATCGTTCTGCGAGAGAATGGCGGCTTGTGCCAGGGTTAGGGCCATGAGGGTTCATCCTTTGGTTAGATCATGGCCATACCCGGCGCTAACGCCGGTTGGCCGTTCTGCTGTTCTTTTCGTAGGCGTAGGTCAGCCGGTCGAGTCCGGGGCTGATCTCGCGGTCGTTGCTGTCGCGCCTGCCGCCGTCGCCACTGCCGGCGGCGGCCCGGAACAACGACGGCTCGTCCTTCTGTGCCTGCTTGATGAGCGCATCGACGTTGGTCGGATCCCCGTCGTCGTCGAACTCGAGGTCGGCGCGGATCATGGCGTAGACGGCGCGCGTGCTGATGGCGTTGACCTTGCCGGCGGCGTCGGCGACGGCGGATCGCGCGTTGGCGTCCCGGAGCCGGGTCTCCGTGTCGGTGGCCCGTTTCGCGGCGGCGTCGCGCTCACCGGTCAACCGCTCGACATCGCTCTTGTCCCGGCCCTCAAGTTCGGATAGCCGGGTCTGGGCGGACTTGAGGTCTCGTTCGGCTTTCTTGCGAGCGTCGCGCTCTGCCTTGATTGCCGCCTGGCCCTTTTCGCCCAGTTCGTCGTTCTGGTTCTGGTGCTGGTCGTCCTGCTGGCCGTCGCGGTCAGCGGACTGGTCGGTCGTGGTGGTGGTGTCAGTCATCGCGACTGCGCTCCTTGGGCCGGCATCGCGCCGGCGAGGGGGGGTAAACAAAAATGGCCCCACCGCAAGAACCCAATAAGGGTCAAACAGTGGGGCCACGAGGGCCTGTCGCTAAGTTATGTTGCTATCGTACCGCAATACGCTATCAACGTCTACATGTCAAGCGGCTTCCTTGACCACCTCGGTCTTGACAGGAAAGTTCAATCGCGCAAATTCACCCCATTGCAAGAGTGCAGCAACATCATAGGAACGAGCGGCATCCTCCTCATTATCAAACATCCCAAGATGCCGAAACTTGCCACAAGCCGTAATAGTCGCTCTCCACTTCTGTCCACCCTTATGCCAGTTTACTCCCTTGAAACGTGATGAGCTGTTCGGCACTGAGCTTCGGTTAGTCCCATTTTGGCCACGCGTGGCAAATCTTAGATTTGACCGTCGATTATCCAAACCATCTGTATTTATATGATCAATGCTATGAACAGAGTCCAACCCCATGATCAAACGATGCATTTTGATATTCTTGTGTTTACCACCTACCGACTTGCTAGCATATGCATAAATAATTTGTCGATCTTGCAGCACATGGGGATGCCACCGATACTGGCTGACCAGTTCGGCGTCCGCTTCGTCGATATGTGCAAAGAGACTGGGGTATTTGCGGCTGTGGAGAGGAACTCGTATAGTGGGCATTAGCCCTCCTCTGCTGAATCCAGAGCGATGGGTCAGGGGTAACGCAGGTGTTGATAGCATCTGCGTTTCTCCGTTCATTATAGTAGAAACCACTGTTCAGGCTACTTCTTTCACTACTTCAAATTTACAGCGGTGACACTTAACTCTGACGACACTGCCCGGCTTGATCGCGCACAGATACCAGCCGCACTGCGGACAGCGCACGGGCGTCCACGTCGCGGCAAGCGACCGGATCAGCGGATGCTTCGGCGCGTCGGGCGGCGTGGTCATCCGGCCCTCCTCATCGCCTCGCTGCCCGATAGCTCACGGATGCTCGGTCCCCAGACCTTCGATCGCTTGATGCCCACGAAGTCGTTGAGCGTCACGTCGCCCGCCTGGAACGCGTCGTAGCTCGCCTGGCTCGGGAACATGGATCGCCGCGTCTTTTCGGTTTGACCGCTCAACCATTCCTCCCCCGTCTCCGGCATGAACGTCGAGCCGATCGCCACCGGGGTATCGATGCATCGGTCATTGACATGCCAGTCAGTGTGTGGGTCTTTCTGAATGTGACCGTCTCGTGCCAGGCAGGCGAGACATGTTCGTATGCTCTTGGTGCAGGAACGACGATAGCCCTGTATCAAGTGACGCATGCGCCCATATTGCTCGTTCAGCGATCCTCTGAAACTGTCCATCATGGTGGTCACAACCAGCGCGTCCAGCCGCGCCGTGGTCGATCCTTTCTTGAGCTCCCGCCGTAGCTGCCGGGCAATCTCACGCGGCCCCGTGCCTTTGATGATGCCCTTCGTCAACGCCTTTTCAATCACGGTCGCGCCGTTGTCGGCGTAGGAGTCGAGAACACCGCGCAAAGGGGACGCGGGATCAAGCGCGCTGACGAAGTTCTCGACCGCGATCGTGTTGACCCGTCCCCCGAACCCCACGTCGATGCCGGCGGTCTCCATGAGTTCCCACGCCTCGGCGGCCCCACCGCTGATGGATGCGATCTGCCCGCGCTGGAGGATGCGAAGTCCGTCATCCGTGAAGCGGGCGAACTCGCGTTCGGCGTCGGCGAGCAGGCGCCGGTAGCGCGTCTCGCGCCGGAGCCAGTCCGGGCTCACGTCCTCACCGGCCGCGCGGGCAGCGCCGATCCGCTGCACCATCAGTTCGAGGTCACCCGTCAGGGCATCGACGGCCCGACCGTAGGCGTCGCGCAACTGGCGGCGGATCGGGCTCTCGCGCTCGTCGATGCCGCGCCGGGCGTTGCGGATGGCGGTGTCGAGGTCAGAGGGCATACGCGCGGCTCACCATGTCGATCTCGTCGTTCGTCAGGGCGATGCGAATCGGGGTAGGCGCCGTTCGCTGGTGTCCAAGCGGTGGGATGTGCTCCCTGATCCGCGCCGCGAGCACCGGGCCGCTCCGGCCGTCCCGCATGACCTCGTTGATGACCATCTCCCACTCGGTGGACCATAACTGAACCTCGCCACCGACGCGCTTGTCGGTTGATCAGTTACGCCAATTGCTGATGTAGGCATCAATCAACCCTCGTCGACCGTGAGAAACCCGACTGCGAACGATGGCGCGCTGTCGCCGGAGGCAATCGTCCGACTCGTGCCCAATGCGCCGCTGTACAGAAGATTGCCAGCCGTTGCCGCGTCGAAGATCCCGAAGTGCGTCACCGTGCCCCAGGCAGCGGTCGGGTTCGGGAACGTCACCACCGCGCTATTGCTGGTCCGCATCAAGTCCGCATTGACGCCCGGAGCCGCCCACGCGGTCGCGGCGCGCCCGACGGCAACACGGGCATAGGCGCCGCCCGTAACCTCGGCGCCGGTCCCGGCGTCGGTCGGGTCGGCGGTATGGAGCGAGACGAAGTTTGATCCGGTCGTCAGGGCCGGGAATGCCACGCCGCGAAGGGTACTGTTGAGAACGGACGTTTCGAGGTAATCGCTTTTACCTGGCATTGTGCTTGCTCCCTGTTAGTCGTTACCGTTCAACTCCAATGTCACGCCGCCTGCCCTTTCTCCTCATCGGCAAAGCCCGCCGGGACCGCGCCGGCGTCGAACGTTCGCATCGCTTCCCGAACCGCCTCTTCCTTGAGCTTCAGAATCTCCTCGATCTGGTCCGGCTCGTAGCCCAGCATCTTGAGGTTGCTCTCGAACGGAATCCCGATCACATCGCGCTGCAACGCCCGATCGAGCTGATCCTCTTCCGACAGCGGCGCCGCGCTCTTCCAGTTCACCCGCAGCGTGCTGGTCTCGACATCCATCCCGCTCAGCCGAACCGCGTACTCCATGACCGATGACCAGACGTTGCCGAACGCCCGCTGTCGGTCCTCCAGCTTGCTCAGGAACGGTCCCTCGGCGATCCGCAGTGCCCGGCCGGACGGGAAGTCGCCCTGCATGGTGAGTTGATGCAAGGGCATGAGTGTTGCTCGGCTGATCCGCTTATCCCAGTTCTCAGCCACCGACTCCCACTGAGAGAGGTTCGCGGCGGTGAACTCGGCAATTGATGGCGTGGGTCCGCCTGGAGCCGTGTTCAAGGTGATAAACCGGTTCATGCCGACAAGCACACGCCGCAGCGATTCCTCCGCCTCGGGGTCGTCGAAGTTGGCGTCAATGATGGCCCGCTGTGGGAACGCAATAAGCTCTTCCGCCGCCATCAGATCCTTGAGCGCTTTGTTGATGGAATCCTGAAGCGACATCATTACCTGAAGTTCGCTCACCCCGTACGCATTCGTTCGGCCATCGTTGGCGAAGTGAAACACCGGCACCGTGTCGATGATGTTGAGCGGCATCGGCCAGGCCTCGCCGTCGATTTCGTATCGCTCGAATGCCAGGGCCGATTGCGGTATGCCGGATGGTGCCTTGTTGCGAGTGACGTATTTCTCGATTCGGCCCGTGAAATAGAGATTCAGTCGCCCATACCCGTCTTCATTGGTCCAGTATTTCGAGGCAAGATCAAGGGCTCCAGGACGGTCATCGCTGTAATGGACCCGGACATTCTGTGCCTCCTGAGTCCATATCAGCACGTCGCCATCCTGGGGATGCAGCTCGACGATGACATAGGCATCGCCCATTCCAAACGTCTCGTCTGAAACGTGCCCCTCGCGCACGTCCATGGTGTTCGCGTCCCAAATGCCTTGGGCATTCTGCGCAACGGCGTTCGGCTCGGAGGCGAACCCGGAGACTTGCAGACGATTCGCGTGGCTTTTGACAATGGCGGAGCAACGATTGTAGGAGAAGTCTGCGAACATTCGGCCGAACGCCGAGCGATAGGGTTCGGAAGCCAACGCCAGAGGCTGAATGCCGGCGATATAGTTCCGGTATCGGTCGTACTCCGCGTTTTGGCCGGACCGGAACGCCGTCACGGCCCACTTTGGCGGGTCACCCGGAAGAGTCATCAAAAGCTCCTGAATCGACCCGGCTGCCCAACGCCCAGCGCCGTGACGGCGTGGACCAGCGCGTCAACCTGATCGTCGTTGTCGTTGCCAACCGGGAAGAGACACATCTGGTCTTCGGCGGACGCGAACTGGCCGACGTGATGGACGCGCCCCTGCTCGTAGAGCGCGACGACCGGCTCGGCCCGGACCACCTTGCCCCGGCTGGCGTGGATCAGCCGGATGCGCGGCGTCATTGCACGATCCCGGCAGGCGTTGAGGATCGTCTGCCGCACCATCTCGCCGCCCTGGTTCGACTCCGCAACGATCTCGTTGGCCTGGAACGTGTCGTACAGCGTCATCGCCTTCATGGCCCAGTCGTTCGGCGAGAGACGATGGCCGCTGACGTGGAGCACGTAATACTCCTTGTCGTATCCCAGGCCGGCTACCGCCAGTCCCGTCTCGTCGCTGTCCTCGCCGTGCGTCGTGGCGGGATCGACGGCAACGCTGACGGTCTTGAGCTCCGGCAGTTTGTCGAGCGTGACCCGGTGGGCATCAATCATGGCGCGCTTCCAGAGCGCGCCCTCGACATCCTCGATCAGTTCGCCCATCAGTTCCTGGCGGCCGAGGGTCGTGCCTTCGTACTTCGTGATGATCTGCTCGAAAAAGGCCGGGGCCAGGTTGGCGCGGTTGTCGTACGTGGAGCCGCGCGTCACGGCAGTCGAATCGGCAACGATCAGGTCACGAACCAGCTTGATCGGACGCGGCGTCGTGGTCGCGATCTGACGCGGATTGAGCCCCAGCCGTAACCCGAACTGGAGTTGATCCCATGAATCCGCGTATCGCCATGTCGCGATTTCGTCCGACCACGCAACATCGTGCTGAGGACCGCGCAACCGACCGGGCTCGTCCGCCGAGTAGGTGAACGCGACAGCGCCGTTGCCGAAGGTGACTTTGCGCAGCGACGGGTTGTACGTCGCCTTGAACGCGGCGCGATCACAAACGGCAAGCAATCCCGATTCGCCCTGCACCATCACATCCCGGACATCGGACGCCGTCGATCCCACAAGCGCAGCCCGTCGTGGCCCATTGGGGCGCTGGAGTTCCTGCCGGAGCCACTCGGCGGCGGTCCGCGTCTTGCCGAAGCCGCGACCCGCCATGATGAGCCACGTTCGCCAGTCACCGTCAGGCGGGAGTTGGTTCGGTCGCGCGGTTCCGTTCGGGCCGGTCCACGGATCGTTTGCGCGTTTCCGATCCAGCGATAGAAGGCCAATACGGATCTGCTCTTTGCTCAGGTTTGGATACTGTGCACTGTTCACGCTTGGCCCGACGCCAGCGCGAGAAGACGTTGCGTCTCGGCGATCACCTCGTCAGGACCAAAGTCGACGCCGTACTCCTGAATGACCTGCTCGGCCATGATCCGGACGTTGACGTTCTGGGTCTTTTCGCCCTTCTCGATCCACTGCCCGAGTTCCTTGGCGGCCTGTTCGTGGAGTGCCCGGATTTCCTTGATGAGTCTGGTATCGACCGCCCAGTTGACGGTCTTCATGCCGCTGTTGTTGACGCTTTCCTGCTTGACCAGTAGACCCGTCGCGGCCTCTGCCGGGGTATTGTCCCCAAACAGGCGTTTCGTGGCCGTCACGGGGCTGTCAGCGTCTCGCAGCTCTTCGGCATGCCGGGCAGCGCGGTCGTGGATGACCTGGAGGGCTTTGTCGTGGAGGGTGTCGAGGGCTTGAAGGCGCTTGTGCTTCTTGGCAATCGCCAGCTTGAGCATTCCGGCCTGGATGCGTCCAACGTTGTCACCAACATGAGCCGCGAAGTCAGGCTGCTTTTTCCATCGTGCCAGCGTCTGACGCGATACACCGACCCCAGCGGCGATGAGCTCGTCGCTCAACTCGTCCTCGGCAAGCAGGACAGCCGCACGTTCCTTTTTTGTCACATTCTGTGATGTTGCAAGGGAAATGTCGATCACCCGCAAGCCCGCCGGCTGCATTGAGGACAGCCTGAGTCGACCATGGGGTAGCGGCAAGATCTACGATACCACCGAGGAGGCCGAAACATCCACCTCATCCTGTTCAATCGACGTTCTCGGCGGCACGGGCGGCATCTATCTCCCGGACCCGCTTGGCCACTTCCACCGATGCGCTCGCGGCACGCGACATCATCAACTCGAGATCTTTTTTCGACCCTCTGGGTTTGGTCGGATGGGCCGCCTTAAACGCAACGTAGGCCAAGTGGCCCGCCTCGGTGTCGTTGAACCCAAGCTCAATCTGCTCGTCATGGT